GTTTCAGGATCATAATCATCATCGGGTTCTCTCGCACCTTCGGGCGGTTCACCTTGAAAATCTGCATCCGTTCCAGTATCTCCACCAAATTTATCCCAAGTATCTTGAGCATACATATCAGAATCTACATCTTGTTTTGTGGCTTTCTTTTTACCTTTATCCCCGCCAATTGGCTCTAACTTGCCTTTTTTAGTCTGTGCAACAACTTTATCAGTTTTCGGGTCTGCCCACCTTCCGTATCCTTTGGAAACTAAACCCATAGCTTTAGCCTTTTTGGCCGCATCTGACTGTTCTTTTACTACCGCATAAAGTTCCTTGAGTTTAGCATCCATTTTTATACACCTCGAATAATGTCATTAATTATATGTTCTACTTTACACCATTTCCCACATTCATGCGGTTTTCTTTCTACATCAACCGACTCGTTCATAGGATACATGAAAGCTCCCTGTGTAGATGGATTAGATACAAAATCAAAAGCAATTAACTCAAAATCAGGTTGGACTTCCTGTGTCTCACCTTCTCCTGCTTCAGTAATATCTTCTACTGAACCTAAACCACGTGAACTAATTCCAAGTTTAATTCCACTTCTAAATAATTCTTTCAAAATGTTTCCAGCAGGAGTTCCTAATACTTCAACAGTTCCAAGTAAATCATTATTGTTCCACCACATTCTCTTAATGTTGTGAGAAGCATTCTGTAAGTTCACGACTGAACTATCTGGATGATCAAGTTCTCCAAGTGCTCTACTCTCTCTAATGAAAGTGTCCGCGTATTTTTTTGATTCACGCGTAAGAACGTCCTTCGGATAAACTCTGCCATTTTGATTTTTTGCTTCTGCCCGTTGTAAAACTCCAGTAACAACTAACTTACCATTATTTTCTTTAATGGACTCGTCAATTTGTTGTGGTGTGATTTCAAACGGTAATACATCTACTATTAATTGTCTCATTTTATCCCTCTGTCTTTAATTTATTTATTTGATGGAATGTTCTCACCACTCCTATCTTTCCAAAAGTTGTTTCCATTTTTGACGTATGTGCAGCTGGATGTTTTGGTAGGCCACCCGATTGTGTTCCGCCGTGGTGTGGATTAATATGACCACCCTTTCCTGTAACCGTGTATCCGTTAACATCAAATGATTGTGGAGATCCATATTTACCTACTTTATGTGGTGTGTTAGCATCCAATCGAATAAATTTTGTTTTGTCTTCAATTAAGTCCTTTAGTGCCATTTTACCTCTCCTTTATTTAACTTCTCATCCTTATAATCTCATCTCTCACTTCTTTGAGATGTTTAATCCAACTGTCAATTTTTTCTATAGCTCTCACTTTGTCGAGCTTCCAAATTCCCCTCAACCATCTTTTTTGTAGCCAATTGGTTTTTAATAATCGAGACGCTACGGAATCCCGTTCTTTTTTCCATTCTTTGCCCATGACAAAAATATAATTTAATATAACTGACCAATCTTATTAGCTAACTTTACTAATCTTTCGCTTATCCTTTTTAAAGCTTTATGAGTATTTTTCCAATAATCCTGTGGAGATACTCCCATTTCATTTTTAAGTTTTACATTCATTTTTACAACTCTTTCTAATTCCGTGAGTTGATTCCTGACTTCCCGTATTGAACTTCCAATTTTTTGTCTTGGATTTCTATCAGGGTCATCTCTCCATTGATGATACTTCCCCTCTCCAAGTCTTTTCTTCCATAATACTTTAGCTAATTTGGGGTCAATTGATCTTGAATAAGTAGTTCCTACTAATGGATCAGTATGACCTTCATCATACCCCATTTTATTTTTCTTTTTATTCTTTTTGGGTTTAAATGCACGAGGAGTTTCGTATCCAGCGATATTAGCCGTAACAGAGGCTTCTTTTAATTCTTTCCGAATTAGCTCTCTAATTATTTCTCTTAACTTTTTAAGATCGACAGACATTTCGTAGCTCCTTGATCAATTCATAATATCTCATCAATGCTACAACCTGTTTGTCTTTTACAATTCTTCCCGCAGTTAATGAACCTGTTTGTTTTATAGCTTCAGTCAATTTAATCTTAGTAACTTTATCATCAACTTTCGGAATAAACCTTTTAAGAATCTTTGTTACATTTGCAACTTCATTCTTAATAAATTCATTTAATTTATTTGTATTAGAAATATTGCTAATATATTCTTTCAACAAATTCTTCTGCATAGAATTCAATGTTTTATATTTTTTATTAAACTTATCAACTAAAATTTGATAGCTTAACAATCTCAAATCTTTTTCTTGTTTTTGGTAATGTTCAACTAATTTATTATCAGTTGGTTTTGAAAGAACTTTTTTCCTAGTTATATGTTCTATAACACTATATCTACCTTGAGTTACTTCTTTTGGGTTGAATTCCCTTTTAGCAGATTCCATTTTGAATATTTTGTATATGGAGGCAAGAACTCTAAAATTAGGAATTCTGGCACGAAAAAAGTCTTCTAAAACAAATTGTTTCTTGATTTCCCTTAAAAGATTGTATTTTTCCCTTCTTAATATACTTTCATTAAGTTTCTTTCGTGCTTTTAATACTTCGTTAATCAGATAATTTGCTTTTGCCTCTGAACTATAGTTTTCTTCCATTAATACACGATATAATTGGTATTCTTTTCCAAGTTCTGTATCTTCTTTAAAGAACTTTTTAAATAATTTAACCGCCATCGGTGACTTTGTATCATTGAGCACATCGACAGTAATCTGTCTCGTCAATAATTCAAATAAAAGTCCTGTATTTCTTATCTTTTTATGCTTTATATCATTAGACATTTATCCACTCCAATATACTTATTCATTTATAAATATAAAAACTTCTTAAAATTAATCATCTGTGCCTTTCGATACTTCATTTTTATATTCTTCTTCTACATCTGCTGTCTCAAAAATAATCTTTTTCTCTGTTTTTCCAACTTTTCCACCAAGGCTTTTCTTCAAAGCATCATATTGAGCCAAAGCTATTCCACGTCCCATATATCCTTTATATTTTGGAGAACTACTTCCCCCCTTCTTCTTATCATGAGCTCCCAATGGATCTCTACCCCTTGCTGAACCATCTTTACCATATTTAGGACCTTCTTTTGGTCTCCCACTTCCTGGCCAACCATCTTCGGGCATTTCCATATCTAATTCTCGTCCTGTTCTAGATATTCCAAACTTTTCCTTTTCTGACGCTAACTCATCTGGAGCCATTCCACCTGGTTCTTCACCACCGCCCATCATAGCTCCTTGAGTTCCAACTGCCTGATGACTCTGAACTGGATCGTTTCCTTCACTTTCTATTTGGTCCCATCTAAATTTGCGTTTCTGGTCTTTAATAATACCCAATCTTACCTCTTCCTTTTCCTCGTCTGTAAATTTAAACACGTGCTCATAAACCCACTCTGAATCTACTATTTTATCACTCATAAGACTTGCTGCTAGACCTTGTTTAGTACTCCAAAGTTCAAGTTTCTCTTGCTCATAAATCGTAGATGGATTTGTAAGATTTAATTCAAAATCTACTAGTTCTTCATTTTTATATCCTTGTGCAAATAGATGAACGATAGCTATTTTAGTCAATTCACTAATTGTTATTCTCTGAATTCTTTCAATAGTACGTGCAAACCTAACATCTTCTGCGGCAAGTGTAGCTTTAGAACCGACTTCCTCTTCATATCCAAGAAACGCTTTTGGAATTCTAAGAGCCGCTAACAATTTATTTCTAAGATATTCAATATCATCTATAGCATCATAAGTTAAACCTGGCAATGAATCAACCTGAGTTCCACTATCACCACCACGAACTGGCATGAAAAAGTCCTCTGTTACATTTTGTATATTATATCTCAAATTATATTCACCTGATGCATCATCAACAAATGGGGCCTTCTTCATCTTAGTTATAATTTTCTGCATGTAATTGTCAACTTCAGCCGGTGGAATATTACCTACATCAACTTTGAAAACTCTCTTCTCAGGTGCTCTCATAATACGATGAATTAACATAGCATCTTCCATCAACATTAACTGTTTCCATATCTTACGTGAAGATTCTATTGAAGATTTACCATACGGAATAAAATTTGCGTCAGATAAAAGTCTAAAGTGTGCAATTTCATAACTTTCAAATTCGTTTTCGTGAACACCAGATTTATTTCCTGTATGCTTTCTTTGCATTCCACCAAACCTATAATCTTCTGCTTCAACCGCGAATTTCACATAATAAGGATTTTCTATATCTTCACCTTCAATCCGAACTACATCATATGCGGAAACTGGAAATACATTTATAATTCCATATTTTTCTGCTATATCTAAATGTAAAAAGAAATCTCCATATTTACACATATTGCGAACCCAAGGCCATAAATTAAATTCTATATTCAATATATCATAAAAAAGATTATGTAAGATATCGTAAATATTTTCATTATCAGTATTAATTTCCAAAACATTTCCATATTCACTTTTCATAGTACTTTCGTCTGCATAAATGTCAAGTGCAGATGCAATAATTGGATCTTGATCCATTTGCTCATAATCCTTAAAAAGTCCAAGTCTCTGTTGTGCTTTATACTGT